GATTTTTAATTGTTTCGCATACTCTTCTAATGGCACACCTAATTTTTTAGCAATTGCTACCTGTGATGATGTGAGTCTCACAGTTTGGCGACCAGGTTTAACGCTCCGCGTAGCTGACGCTACAGTTTGAGTAGGTTTAGTCGAGTCCTTTGTTTCAGTATTACCAAATTTATGCGGAAAGTCAAGACGCATTCGTCTATCTATCTCAGCGTAGTAATCGTCTGAATGTGGGTCAAAGCCTTCTTGTTTAGTTAGCTTCTCATGTAAATCAAATGCAGTGTATGTCATTGCATTATCTTTACCAAACCAATCGTTGTTATCAGCCCACGCTTCTGCTTTTGGATCAGCAGGTGGTGCTTGAACGGCTTGGTCTAATGTTTTTGGTGCAACTGGTGCTGCTTGTGCTTGTTGTTGGTATCTATTTTTAAGTGTATTAACTTTAGATTCCTCAACACCAATTCTAGCAATTTCTTTTTGAGCATTAACTTCAGCATCAATATCACCAGCTTCTCTTGCTCTTAATAATTGTGCTTTAGCTGACTCAATACCATTTTTTAATTTACCTTCCATAGCATTTACATAGCCAGGTTCAAGTTTAGAAACTTTTTGTTTTAATTGTTCTAATTCAACTTGACCTCCTTTAGCAAATTCTAAAGCAGCTTCTCTTTGTCTTTCTGCTTCACGCCATTTTTTAGTAAGTTTAGAAATTCTTTTTTTAACTCCCTCACTATATTCTTCCAGTTCTTCTTTTGGTTCTTCAGTTTTTTTTTCTAACTTAACTGCTCTTTCGTTTTCAAAAGATTTATCTTCTGCTGGTGCTTTTGGTTCTTCTTTTATTTCTTCAACAATAACTTCGTCTATTGGTGCTTCTGTTACTTTTGTTTCTTCTAATTCAACATCTGCACCGGGTCCCGATGTATCGATGTCAACTAGGTCTTGTTTATTGTTTTCTACGTCTGGCATAGTTTACTCCTTCTATGATTATATATTATGCAACACTGCTTCAGGATCTTTTATAGTTCCTAAAACCTCGTCGTCGTTTAATAAACGAACTTCTCCGCCTTCTATTGGTAATCTTGATCCTGCATATCTTGCAAAAATAACCCAATCACCTTTCTTACACCAAGGTCCTGTTGGAAATTTTTCTTTGTCGTGATAACACAATGGTCCAACCTTTAAAACATAACCACAGTTTGTAGCTATTCTTAATTTTTCTAAAGATTCTTGTGCCATAATTATGCCACCTTTAGTTTTCTCTTTCGGTGTGAAAGGTAAAACTAAAAGCCTGTAACCAGATGGTTCTGGTAACTGGTCTTTTACGTCTTTGATGTTTTCTGGATTTAATGGTTCTTTTTCTGCAACCATTTCTTTTGTTTCTTTGTATTTTTCTTCTAGGGCGTTCCTATGTTTTGGAACTTCCTTCGTTGATGTCGATAACTTTTCCGTGCTCATTTTTTTGCTCCTTTTCTTCTAGCAGGTTAGAGATTTCCTGTAATAGATATTGATATTTTTCCATGTTGTCAACACCTCCACTAATCATAGAGTCACCGACTCTTTGTAAGCTGTCTCGCATCATTTTTTGTAGCTTTGATACAACTACTAACGGATCCATCATGTCTATGTTTTTGTTGGCTTGTCTTTTTTTCCATTTACCATGCCTTTTAATATCTTAGCTTGGCCTGCATGTAATTTAGAGGCTTTGTTTAAACCTTTAATTACTTTTTGTAGTTTTGCTTTTTGTTTTATCATATTAACATTTCCATTTTCTAAGTGCTTTAGATAATCTATCGTCACCTGTGTTGTTACTTGGTTTTTGTCTCTTTCTCATACCTTTCATTCTAGCGCAGAATGATTTTTTTCTTGCTCCACCTTCTGGTTGTGGTGCTTGTAAATTAGACCCTGGATTTTCTGCTTCATAAGACTTACGTCCTTTTTCATTCAGTCCACCAGATTCAGATTTACCTTCACTTTTAGTCCAAGCAGGAGAACCACCTCTTTTAAGAAGTATTCTACTCATGCCCCTAGACTTTAACATTACGCTTTAGCTGTCTTTGCTGCTTGTTTAAATTGTTTAGCAGTAGGTCTTCCTTTGTCTCCAGCTTTTGCCATAGTCTCACCTGAACCCTCTTTGATTCTTTTTTGCTTTGCGTGAATGTTTGCGTAAAGTCCCCCGCCGCCAGCTTTATTTACTCTGCCACCGTCACGGTAATTTGCTCTTTTACTTCTTCCTTTAATTTCTTTTCCAGGCATTATACTTTACCACCTTTTTTCATTGCTCTTCCGCCACCAGCGTAAGCTATTCCACCACCCATAAATTTAGAACGTTCATCTTTAATCATTCCTCCGTCCATATTTTTATTCATAGATCTTTCTATAGCCATTCCTCTTTTTTTTTCGTAACTACTTAATGATCCATCATTATCTAGGTCTGCTTTTTTTGGATTTTTTAACATTATTTTTTACCTCCGTTGTTTCTAAATATTTGTGTACCCTTTATACCAAATATGCTAGCGCATACAAGTACCCATAAATTAGTAAACCATTTTGGGAGTGCTTGGAAATGCTCAAAGAAAATTTTTATCTTGTCCATAGCCTGTGGATCGTCTGACCAAACCCCATATGCAAGGACAATTATGGGCAACGTTAATATTGCAAGAACTACCTCGTCCTTATAATCGTTTTGTCTAGCTTCTAAAAGTTTTCCACTAAATGCTAGTTCACCTGTGGCCATCTTAGATGCATGTTGTGCTTGTGCATCAGCCATTAGCATTTTAGTTTCCTGTTTTTTTTTGTAAATATGCGTTCCTGCGTTTAACGCTAATTTAATAGCACCTAACCACATACTAATACCAGGTTACGTCTTTTTGTTTTCTTGCAGCACCAGTTCCTTTAACCGGATTAGAGTCGCCTTTAGCAATAAAGCTTTTTCCTCTAAAACTTTTCTCTGATCTAGAGTCAACTACTTTTTCTTGCTCGGGCATTACTACTTTTTTGCCGCCTGTTTTGTAATTCATCATAATATATTCCTTTTATCTGTTTGGTTTCATGTTAGCAAGTATTAATCTGTTCTCATTCGCCATTTCTTGTTTTTCAATAGACGTTTCAGCTCTTAAACCTGCTAATTCTTCGTTTTGATTTAGTTTTTGATCCGTAGAAGCCTGATCTTGAACTAATTTAGCTCTTTCAAGTTCATTTTTCATTTTCATGTCTTGTTGTTTACGGTCATTTTCCATTGCACGAAGATCAACTTCTCGTGATTTTAGTTTTAGTAAAGGATCAGAATCAAATTGTGATGTAATTCTTTTTTCTTCCTTCATAAACTCTTCTGTCATCTCAGCAATCAATACAGCTTTTCTTGCTTCAATTTTCATAGACAATTGTTGAGTCTGCATTTCAGCTTGCTGTTTCATTTGTGGATTCGCTTGTGCTTGTTGTTGCATCATTTGCATTTGTTGTACTTGTTCTGCAAATTCCATTTCAACTTGTTCTTGTCCCATTAAAGAAATATGTTCTAAAATATTTTTTTGAATAGAAACCATGACTGGTGGGTTATTTCTAACTAGATTAGTTTCCATAAAATTTAAATGAGCAGTCATATGAGCTTGGTGATCTTGTCCTCTAAACGCTTGAAAAGGTTTTTGAGTCAATGCATCAATATGCTCTAATGCTGGATCTTTAGGTTCTTGTGGAGCAGGGGGAGGTAAAATTTTATCTATATCTTTTACACCCAATGCTTCATACATTTTTCTATAAATTACATACATGTTATGTAACTCAGGATTAGAAGTTGCTAATTGTAATTCTGTTTGTGCAATTGTAATTCTTTGCGACATTGAGAATATGTTAGGATCAGCAACTGGAATAATATCTATTCTGTCGTCAAAATCCGTTAATTTAATATTTCTCTCTCCACCGACAACATCATAAGGATATTCTGGCGGTAAGTATGTTGCAAATACTTTTGCTAGTGTTTTAAACTCTTGTCTTAGTGAAGAATATAATCTTTTGTGAATTGCAGACATAACTCTTGATCCACGTTCTAATAATGCAACAGTTGTACCAACCGCAGCACCTTGATTACCATCTCCTACTTGAATATCAGCAATAGCTGCAAATCTTTGACCTGCTTGTACGACAATACCCATTAATTGTAATAATGTCGGAGAAGGTTCTTTGTAAGGTAGAGGAAAAAAAGCATCTCTTAAATTTCCGCCAGGAGCATCTACATCTTTAAACTCTCCAGGTTGAATTGGTTTTGCTTCATCTTTTATTCTTATCCCTCTTTGTTTAAAACCTGCTGGCAGATTAGAAAGCGTTCCCGCATCCAAGAGCTGTCTTAAAGCAGAGGTCGCCGTACGAGATAACCCACCAATCATGTGAATTAGACCAAAACCGTAGAACCCCAAACCTGGTAAAAATTTAAAATGAACAAAATAGTTTATCTTTTGTTTTTTAGGATCGTTTTGTTCAAAGTTTCTCTTAATAGATAATACTTCTCTTGATCCTTCGTCAATTGTTACAATGTAAGGAAGTCTAATTCCTGTTGGTTCCCCGTCTTGTCCCATGTCTTCGAAACCTTCTAGGTCTAAATTAATATGACACTCTAATAAAGTGTACATGTCTTCTACGCTGCCGGTTTTTTTAGTTCCGTCTAGTTCTCTTTCTTTTTTAGTAACTTTATCTTCTACGTCAGACGGTTTAGTTAATTCTACATCTCTGTAGAAACCATTAACTTGTTGTTTACGTAAATCGTTTTCAGAAATTTTAATTACATGAATAATTGCTTCGGCATCTTCTAGTGAAGTAGCAGAATATGGAACAACTAAATCATCTGCTGGCACAAACTTTGATACTCCTCTTTCTAATAGATCATCATAGTAAACTTTTTTAAATGTTGAACCTGCTAGTGGTAAATGAAATAACATCTGATCAAATTCTGGTTCATACTCTTTCATGACATCCATAATTTGGTAATTCATAAAGTCTTTTACTCTTTGTGATTGTTGTTCTTTTGCTTGATCAACATTACCTAAAATTTGTGTTCTAACCGGACCTTCAGCCGGTAATAATTCTTTGTATGCTCCTGCTTGGAACTGTGTAACAGCTTCCGCAAGAACTGGGTGCGTTGCACCTGATGCTCCTTGAAATGGTTCTGATCTATTTTGATAATTAAAACCTAAAAGATCTAAACCTTTTACATAACTATCTTCCCATTCTTTTCTTGATGCTTTGTAGTCTGTGTAATTAGATTGCATCTCAGATCCGATAGGATCTAAAATATCGTCAGGTAATAAATCTGCTAAATTGTCAAAATGATTTTCTGTACCAGGAATTTTTTTCATGCCAGGTTCAAAGTCTAACTCAACTCCGCCATCTTCTAGTTGTGTAACATCAAAAGGTACATCAGACTCAGTACCTTGATCTATAAGATCCACTTCTAATTCTGGTCTCTCAACTTCAACTGCGTTATTTACGTTTGGTAGGGCTTTGTCTATTTCGGCCATTTATTTTTCCTTTTGTAATTGTTTTAACTTGTTTTAAGGGAACTTTCAACCCTTGTGAGCTAGGACCTTTTAAAGGAGGGATTGTCGTTGTCAACTTTTTAATCATTCTCCAAAGTCACTTAAATTATCTTCAAATTTAGTTCCGTCTTTAATAACGTCTTCAGAAATGTCAAATGACTCATCAACAATTTCCCCTGCATTAGCACGATCACTTCTTATAAATGCAGTACCTTCGTCATATTCTTCTAGTGTTTTAATAGGTTGACCATTTTTACCAATAATAGTTTCACCGGGTGTAAGACTCATGTAAGTTTCTTCCGTTAAGGGTCCACCATAATAACCAGCGTTATCAGCGTCATCGGCTACTTTCAGTCTTATAACTTCAACTCTACCTGTTGCAATATCTTCTGTTAATTCATAATCCTTGTATTTTATAACTGTTTGTCTTTCTATTAAAGCACCTGTTTGAGTTATGTCAGTACCTAGGTTTTTAATTTTTGCAACTAAATTTAAAAAATATGCCGGAGTTGTTGGACCAGTGCTTACAACTTTTTCAGCAACTTTTGC